GTTGTCCTTTCATAATTAGATAATACGGGGCAGTTATATACCCCGTTAATTTTGTTAAATATTTTCAAATGAAGCCCCTGTTGGTGTAATTAAGAATTCAATATCTATAAATTCTAACGCCCTTGTAGGTTTTAAATAAATTTTACCTGTTAATGTGTTTCTGTCTAAATCTTCAGGTGAAGATGAAACTGTTACACGGAAATCATATAAACCTCTATCTCTTCTAATTGAATCCAAAATAGGATTAACACTATCCAAGAATTGTTGTCTAACAACTTGGTCGTTTTGTTCAAATAATAATCTTACAGCTACTGCGGAAATTAACTTACGAGCTTGAAGTAACAATCTTCTTACATTCAATCTATTAAGTGCTGAGTCAGCAATTTGTAATGTTTTATTACCCCAAATTACAGTTCCAACATCAGAGAAAGTTGCGATAGGATTTATTCTACCTTGATATAGTACATCTCTGTCGGTTTGTGTAAGTTTTTGTCTAGCCTTAATAGAGTTTACAAGTCCTCTAGTATAACCCGCAGATGCAAACCAAGGGAATGAAATGTTATCGGTTAAAGCTAAGTTTCTACAAACCTCACCTGTCGGAGGTAAATAAATTTGTGTGTTATTAACAGTATCCCTTGTTAAAATCCAAGGGAAATAAGTTGCTGTATAGTTAGAGTCAATTCCTGTATTATTTAAATTGTCAACTGATTCTTGAGGATAAATAACGTCCAAAGAACTTGTTCCGTCTGGAGTATACATTTTATAATCAGGTGTTGTACAAATATAAACCGAATCCGCTCTTGAAAATTGAATCATGTCTATCGCTTCCTCAACAAGGTTTGAGTTATTTACGTAGTCAATGCTTGCACTTGCAAATATATTAATGTTAGTTGATTCTGGATTTGCAAATGATAGAATACCAAGTAAATATGCGTAGTAGTCAGTATTTGCAAAATCTTGAGTATTGTTCTGAACCACAATTCTTTTAAACAATCCATCACCTGTTGCGGTTGGATATCTTGATGAAGGTGCACTACCAGCTAAATAACCCGCAGCTCCTAATTGAAATCTATCTTCGTTAGTTCTCCACTCTCTATAAATGTCCCAACCATCAAACCCACCAGCAAAACATAGTGTGTATTTTCTTGAATATATGAAATAATACGGATTTTCTTGTGTTTCTGGGTCACTTCTAAATTCAGCAGTACCACATTCAAAAGCTGTTTGACCACTTGTCATTGATGTGTTAGCAATTGATACAACAGTTGCTCCTGAGTCCATATGGAAACCTTTACTAGTGTAGTTCCATTTAAATGAGTCAGTTGCCAAAGCCCAATTTGATTGAGGGTTTTGTTTTCCTTTATAAGTTAAAAATGATTCATCAATTCCATACTGTGTTGAGAATCCTAAATATGTTCTTCTTATAACATCTCCAGGAGATTCAACAGTATTTGAGCCACCAATAGGTGTTCCAAATGGTGGGTTAGCAATAACTTCTCCAGGGTAATCATATTTTATTTTATATTTTGGATATGGTGATGGGTAAACCGAAGCGTCTTCATATTCTCTTTGTGTGTAACCACGGAAACCACAAGGTAGTGAGTCAATTGGGTATTCATCCGCCATTTCAACCATAACATATCTTGAAATTAACGCAAATTCGCCATTAGATGAACCTATTTTTTTTCCAACAAAGTTATTTGATGCTGGGTCCATATTACAATTTGTGAATTTTTCAATTACAACTGGATTTGAGTCAGAGTCATAAAAATTTCTAATAAAAACATCAAACGACATATTATTATATGATAAGTTAGCGATTGAAATTTTAACTTCAGTATTTGCATCATTTCCATCGGAAATTGATATAAATTTAAATAAATTATAAACTTGGTTACCTCTTAATTCAGAAACCAAATAAGGTGTTTCAGGTGATTGGTATTGTTCTAAATTCCAAGCAATTGATTGACTTGATTGACTTCTTGCATCAGGTAAAGCAATTAAATCACAACTTAATCCACGGATATAATTTTGACTATAAGCATAATTCAAACTTCCTTGATAAATCTCTTCAACGTAAATAGGAACTTCATACCTTGATTTACCAAAATTATCAACACCTAATACTTTTGTAATATATTTTGACGAAGATGCACTTAATGACGTTTCAAATGAAAATGTTTTATTATCATTTGTTAAACCCGATAATAAAAAAGATGAATAAGGTGATTCTGTAATACCTGAATATTGTCCAGTACAAACTATTTGTAAATTATTTGGAACCCAAGTATTATTATTGTTGTAATCAATACCAACCTCATAAACTGGACCATGGTCATTACTTCCGGCACTATTAACATAATTACAAATACCTCGTGAACGAATAGTACCAACAACCATATTATTGAAGTCGGTGTACGCCATACCTGTAAAATTAACGGAAGCTCCAGAAATAGTAACCGTAAAATTAGAATCCACATTAGAAATTATATTATCAATAACATAATAAAAAGAATAACCCGAATAATTATTTCCTGAAGAAATATTAAAATTAGCATAAAGCCAAGGGTCGTTTGACGACGCAGATAAATTATTTTCTTCTAAAATAGGTACACAATCATATGGAGTTTTTACATTAGGTCTTCCATATGTAAGAGAATAATTGTCATCATAAAGTATTGAGCCATATATAACTGACGTTGTTGCTGAAAGTGATGTTGTATTTACAATCTCGCTTAAATAATTGTTAAAATCGGTTTGTATTGTAGATACTGAACCGTCTTGTAATTTATATTGTTTATTTAGTTCAACTTGATTTGGTAATGTCCCACTTATAAGGTTAAATGTGCCTCCAGATGATGTACCGGTAAACGTTGCAGTAAAAGCCACAGGATTTGATGGTGCAGAAATAGTTGTTGGGTCAACATTAGCAACTAATGAAAGACTCCAAGACGGTCCTGCATCATATCCGGACAATCCTAAAATTCTTGTTACAAATAATTGATTTGATTGTTGTAAATATGATTTGGCAATATATGCCGCCTCATATTTTGGTATCTGAGTACCATAAAATTTAACGGGCTCTGAACCACCAAAATATGATTGGAATTCGTCAAAATTCGTTATGAATACTGGTTCAAATGCTGGACCTTTTAAAGTTTCTCCAACAAGGCCTAAAGTTGTTACCCCCACACTTTGGGCGATAAATGATAAGTCGGTTTCCGATGTGTACACTCCAGGTGATACAAATACTTTTTGATTTGCTTGTGCTGCCATTATTAAATTATTCTGTTACAGATTTATTTTATTGATAAATATTAGAGTTTTTATGAAAAAACTTTACTTTTAGATAAGTATTTATAAAGAGTATGAATAAATACTGCTTTTTTTCTACCTATGAACCCTAAAAAAGAAATAAAAAACATCAAAATATCTCCTGAATCACACGATATTTTAAAAAAATATTGTGATAAACGGGGAATAAAAATTTACAAATTTTTAGAAAATTTAATTATAGAAAAATGTAAAGAAAAGAAAGACATTTATGGGGAAAATTAAATTAATTTATTTTCATATAGTATGTTTGATTCTTTAGTATTGTCATTTTTTGTGACTTCTATAGTTAAAATATCGTTTGTTGTAATCTCAATTTTTTGAAGGTCGCTCCCATAATAATCATTATTAATATATACATCAAAAGTATCAACATTACTTGTTGAAAGTAAATTCATATTTGAGCTAAATTCAATTACATCTGTTAAACTTGTATTACCTGAAACAAATAAAAACGGAGTTTCAAAATTATCAGGGTTTTTAGGATATTTGTTTATTCTTTTTTTTCTTGGTGCTGTGTCCATTTCAATTAATTGAGTCACTCTTTGAATTGCTGGTTTTACTTCAAATTCTTCTTCATCTATTAAATAACCCAACATAGTAAACTCATAATTTTGGACGTAATATTTTCTAGATTCCATACTTAATTGAGATTCGTCGGAAATGTTGGCTAATATTATTGGTATATATTGACCTTTAATGAAGGTATATGCTTGTTTTGATGAAAATGTTTGCATCACAATTTTATTAAGTTGATTTAACTCTCTCATTCTATTACAAATAATTTTTACATTATATGTAATATCTACAGGAACTGGTTGTGGAATTGTATAAATATCCATTCCTTGTTCGTTTCCATTCCAAGTTGGTACCGATGCGTAATAAAATTGTTTTCTGTTTGGTATTGTATATTGAAGTGATGGATTTGTGCCATACTTAACTTCAGGAGTCCTAACAACAGTAATAAATGGGGGGGTTGGATTATAGTCAACATCCACAAATTTCCAAGTTTCTAAATATTGTGACCAATTTTGAGTTGTGATTATAATATCTAATAATGGAACTATTTTACCTGAGGTAACAACTTTAAGTTTGTCTTTAACAAATTCAAGCATACCCTTATCCAAATCCGCATGTAATACTGATTTGGGTAAATAAGTTCCATCATCTTTAATATATTCTAAAAGTTGTTCTCTCCTTTCAGATAAAATTTTTTTTGGTACTAAAGGTAATGTTGGTTTAACTATTGTTCTTGGTAGTGGCATGTTATTATTTAATAATAATTTTATTATAATCCTGTAAATTCATCAGGACTTACATATGTTGCAACAATTGTTCTATAGAATGGTTTATATCCACCGTAAGTGTGTTTACTGTCAGACACAACATATCCGTCATCACTAATGGAATAGTATCTGACTTTAGATTCTGTTTCATAATATCCAAGGTAATCCCCCATAAAAATCTCAACACCTAAGTCATCAAGTTGTTTTTGATAAATTGAGAACTTTAAATTTCCAGGTTCTTGTATTTCAACTTTAGAACTACCGTATAACTTATTAGTTGGTGCCATAACTTGAACTAAACCTTTTAATTCAATAGGGGCCATAAATTGTATCCCATCTTCTAAAACTTCACCGTAAACATCGTCTTTTTTTGTTTTGTACCTATCAATACGATACAACACAACGGTAAAATTCATATCACCCTCAAGCCATTCTTGTCCCATATCAATATCAAGGTCAAAATCTTCATTACCAAAAAATTTACCTAATCTTGTAACTGGAACTAACTTTTCTAATGTCCGTTTCATATATTGATAAATACTTAAAGTTTTATTATATTTTAAATAAGTTTATTAATATTAAATGAGTAACGTTAGTTTAGAATCAAAGGCAATGTCCATTCTTGAGTCATATGAGGGTGGCAATAACTATATCTTGGAATTAAAACGTAAATCACAGGTTAATAGAAAATTTTATCCAACAAGGAGCCAATCAGAATACATTATTAATTTTCACAATAAACAACCAAAAGTCGCAAAAAAATGGGTAATCCTTGACACATACTTTGCTCAGAAATTAGCCGACGACAAATTATATACTGAAATTCCACAAAAAGTTTGGGTTGAGAAGTTATTGGCGGATAAAGAAAAGGCTTACCACATTTGGGGTAGAGTTTTTGAAAATGAAGAACTTCACGATTTTTGGTTACCAAAGGCCGCAATTATCAAAGACAATTCAGTTAAAGATGTGGTAATTGATTACTCGAAGTATTCACATCGTCCACCACTTGAACACCAAAAAGAAGCAATACAAAAATTGGTTGAGAATAAAAAGTTTATCCTTGCCGACGATATGGGTCTTGGTAAAACAACCTCAACAATTATTGCTGCGTTAGAATCAAACTCAAAAAAAGTATTAATCATTTGTCCTGCAACATTAAAAATTAACTGGAAACGTGAGATTGAAAATTACTCAGACAAATCAATCTACATTGCAGAAAGTAAAAATTTCAGTACCGAAGCTGATTTTGTAATCATAAACTACGACATAATTAAAAATTTCCATGACCCTAAAAAGAAAAACGAATCTCAAGTCCTTGCGTCCAACTTTGATTTAGTTATTATCGATGAAGCCCATTATATTAAGAATGGTACGGCGCAGAGGACGAAACTAATCAATGATATTGTCAAAAATACCGAAAGACTTTGGTTGTTAACGGGTACACCAATGACATCACGGCCAATCGATTATTTTAATTTATTAAGTATAATTGATTCTCCTGTTGCAAAGAATTGGATGGCATACGCTATCCGTTATTGTTCTGGATACCAATTTAATGTTGGGGGAAGAAAGATTTGGAATGTAACAGGGGCGTCAAACTTGGAAGAGTTAAGAGACCGAACCTTAGGTTTAACATTAAGAAGATTAAAAGAAAATGTTCTTGATTTACCCGATAAGATTATCACACCTGTTTACCTAAGATTAAAATCAAAATTATATGAAAATGTTATGGGAGAATACTATGATTGGTATGACAAGAACCCTGACGAATCCAAATCATTAACCGTTCAATTTTCAAAGTTAACAAAAATTAGACAAATTATTGCCGATGAAAAAATTGAACAAACTATTGAACTAGCGGAAAATATTCTTGAACAAGATAAGAAAGTAATCATTTTCTGTAATTTCACCGATTCGTTAAATAAAATTGCAGAACATTTTGGTAAAGCCGCGGTTAAACTTGATGGTTCTATGTCAAAACCCAACAGACAAAACTCCGTTGACCAATTCCAAGATAACCCCAAGATTAAAGTCTTTGTAGGTAATATTAAAGCTGCTGGTGTCGGTATAACATTAACTGCTGCTGAAGCTGTTATTATGAATGACTTATCATTCCTTCCATCAGACCACGCCCAAGCTGAAGACCGAGCTTATCGTTACGGTCAAAAAAATAACGTTTTGGTTTATTATCCAATATTCGAAAATACAATCGAAGGTATCATCTACGATATCCTAAACAACAAAAAACAAGTCATTGCAACTGTAATGGGAGACAACCAACATCCAGCAGATGCTGCAGAAGAAATCCTACAAAGAATTAATGAATTGAGATATTAACAAAGAACGGATTATTTATATATAACGGATAATCCAATACTATGAAAAAAACACAAGAGAAAATCCAACAACTAGAATTACAGATACTTGAAAATCACGTAACCAAAGAAAAAGAGTTGTTGATTACAGAAATGAAAAAAATCGGAATAGAGAAACTACCTTATTCCTACTCAGCCCTTAAACAATTTATTGACCCCGAAACCATGAGTTTCCATTACAATAAACATTACAAAGGGTATGTCGATAAACTAAACGACGCATTATCAAAGAAAAAATACGGAGATTTAGATTTAGAAAAAATAATCAAAACTATTAATCGTTTTGATAAAACAATTCGAAATAACGCAGGTGGAGCATTTAACCACGCTTTGTTTTGGAATATGTTAACTCCCGAACCAAAAAAACTAACTGGTGAACTTTATACAAAAATCACCAAACAGTGGGGAACATTTACAAACTTTAAAAAAGAATTTGAAAAACAATCCAAAGACCGTTTTGGTTCAGGTTGGTCGTGGTTAATTCTAACCTCTAATAACACTTTAAAGATTATGTCAACTCCAAACCAAGATAATCCATTAATGAATGTGATTGAAGGTGGTGGGTTTCCATTGTTGGGGTTAGATTTATGGGAACACGCTTATTATTTGAAGTACCGAAATAAAAGAGACGAATACATAACAAACTTTTGGAAAGTTGTTAATTGGGAATTTGTAACTAAAATGTACGAAATGAGAGTTGAAACCAAAATAACAGAATCTACCAAAATGAAACAAATATTAAGTGAAGGTAAATCTGAAATGTGTTCAAAATCTGATAACGAATTTTACAGAATGTTATTCAACGTAAATCAAGATATTAAATGGACTTACATGAATGGTATCAATAGAATCCTCAAAGAAGTTTTTAATGAAAATTATATTGAAATTCCTCCAAATAATCAATTACCGGGTATTTATGATATTGAGGGACCTGGTAGGTCAGTAATTAATAAACTCAACACAAATTACACAGCATTTTGTATTTTATTAAAAGATTTAAATCAAGTTATTACAACTATACCAAATAAAAAACCAATCGTTTTTACCGATAAAACTCCCGCAGAACAGAAAAAAGAAGTTGAGAGATTTGTAAATGCGTTAGGACATTTTAAATATAGAATATTTGATAAACAAAGTTCAACATTTATTAATTTATTAAGAACCTTAACAGAAAAAAATAATGCAGGTGATAAAAGAGAACAAATTACGTTATCAATCCTTAAAAGATTTTTTGGTCAAAATGCAAAAGTTGAGTTGGTTGGTGAGTTAGGAAATAAAAAAGATGCAATTCAAGGTGTTGATTTAGAAATATTTAAAGATGGTAAGTTACACACCGCACAAGTTAAACCATTTAGAGAAATGAAAAAAACTGAAAGTGGAATTGAATTGGAGGGTACCGCAAGTGTTAAATTATATAAAACGGATTGGATGGTTTTTCAACGAGGAAAGAATGTTTTAGTGTTTGATAAAAAACCAAAAATTGTTGGTGGTAATTTTGTTTTTCCACTTGATTCACTTTTATATAGTATATAATAAACTAAACGATATTTATTAGATATGTCAGTTATACCAGAACCAGAAAGGTCAAAAATTTATACGAGAATAAAACATCTATTGGGTGCACCATTAAGAAGTGTTGAAGTCACTGATGAAATGATGGATTCGTTAATGGAATTATCCATTCAAGATTACGAACAGTATATCTTAAATTGGCTAATTGATAGTCAATGGGTTAACTTGGTTAATCTTAATATGAGTGAAAAATCTGTTGCTCAAGCGTTAATCACAAGAACAATGGATTTTGAAAAACAATTCTCATATTCATACTCAAAAATTGTGGGTCTTCAAGCTGAAGGTCCTTGGGTATTAAAAAAAGATTATATTGTTCTTGAAAAAAACAAACAAAACTACGAAATCCCTGCAGGTCGTGAAATAAATGAAGTACTATGGTTTAGTAATCGACCTATTACTGCATTTGGTATGGGAGGTATTGGTGCTGGAGCAGGTCTTGGTGCAAATGAATCTGGTTTTGCCCAAGTGGGTAATCAGGGTTCTTATTATATGATGTCAGGGTTTGATTACTTGATAAGAATGCAAGAAGCGAATATTATAAAAAGAATCCTTGGTGGTTCTTTAACTTATAGAATTACTGCATTACCTGATGGTAAAAAAGATTTACAGTTATACAATGCACCTGGTAGTCGATTTAATTGGAGTAATTATAGTCAATACGTTGGTAATGCTGTTTGGTATTGGTACTACGATGTAACACCTGATAGTAGAGCTGATTGTTTAAAAAATAATCCTGACGTAATTAAAATGCCAAACGAAGTTCCTTTAGAAGAAATGAATTGGGTTGACTTAAATGTTCCCGCACAACAATGGGTAAGAAGATGGTTCACCGCATATGTTAAAGAAACGTTAGGTCGAGTTAGAGGAAAATACAGTGGAAATTTAAAGGCTCCTGATTCAGAATTAACAATGGACTACACAAGTTTATTAACTGAAGGTAAAGACGAAAAGACAAAGTTGATTGAAGAATTGACAGGGGCTGAAGGTTGGTTAACAAGATTACGTCCTGAAAAAGTAATGGAAAAAGAAGCGTTACTCGCTGAAAATCTAAATAAACAAATGAAATTCAGAGCAATGCCTCGTCAAATATATGTAATTTAAATTATGGCAATTATTAAAACAATACCATCAACAAGATTAATTAATGGTGAAGTTATTGAAACTTCTGAAATTTCAATAGTATCTGAAAAAGAATATAGAACAAATGGTGAAGAGTGTGTTATCGTTAGAAATGTACAAGAGTCAACAATCATATTAGATTCAAAAACAACAGACCATGTAGTTATAAAATCTATGACTTATTTAAAAATTAAACCAGATATTGGTAAAATTGATGAAGAGTATGATGAAGTAATTGCTGATAGATACTCATGTATTGAATTTAGATTTTGTGTTGGTAACTGGTATATCTTGTCGTCAGACGGTCTCAAGAATTCCTAATTTTTCTTTCCAATCCTCTTCAGCAAAATCATAGATATAATCACAACTTAAACCTCTTCTTTCCCAATAATTTAATTCTTGTTCTGTTATATCAAGTACGTCTTCTTGTAATCTATCTTGGTCACCATTACCTAATGGATGTCCATTGATAAGTTCACATTGTGATTTTGTAAAAATACCCCTATTTTCAGGGTCATTAACAATTAAGTTATTTCTAACCTCGTCTTGAAATACAACCATCAATGGTTCCATTCTTTTGTTAAATGTAGTAATTGCTCTTGGTATATTATAATCACCTGTTAAATTAGGGTCATTTTCCAAAATGTCTTTGTGTAACATATAACAATTGATTTGAACTCCGTCTCCTTTTTTCTGAACATCACCATGTGAAGCTCTTAATCCGTTATTCACATACATAATAACATCACCAAGATTTACCGCAAGATTTTCTTGTATTGCAAGTTCCATGTGAGCCATTCGGCTCATACTATTACCCGATTTAGTTTTAGTTGTTAATCTTTTCTTATAGTCATCTACAGATAGTTTAACTTTTGCTCGTTGAGCAATCTTACTTAACGGTATTTGTTTGTCGAAAATCTTTTGTAGGTATTCATAATAATATTCGACAAATGCTTGACCATTACCTTCCAATAACATCTTTATCCCTTTATCTAAAAACTCCTCAATATATAATGGAAGTTTCTTTGACTTGATACTGTTACCTGTCAATTTGATTTTACCTTTGTCATCCATAACCGCATAGTTCTTACGAGCCAAGTTAATACATGAAGGCCAAACCCCATCCGTATCAAGTGCCATTTCGCCTCTCATGAAAATATCATTATACTCGGCAACATCAGCCTCAGGACCATAATATTCTTTACCCAACTTAACTTTCCAATTTAATCCACGACCAACATAAACCCTGTCTTTTGAATCATCAGGAGTTGAAAAGTTTACACCGTCAGTATCCATTACCAAAGGAACATAACCTTTAGTCATAAAGAACTTAATCATCTGACGAAGGTATTGTCTACCTGTACAAGTAATCTGTTCTCCCATGTACATATCTCCCCAAGCAAACACTTGTGGCGCTGACAACGCCCCAAACATCGAGTTAATGAAAATCTTAATTGGTAATTGTTTATTACCATATGATTCTGACTTATTACGGTCGGTTTCATAGTATTTTTCGGCAAGTTGTTTGTATTTGATACGAGTGTCACGGAAGTATTTTAACATTCCTTTCATTGCCCCCGTTACATCACACTTAGGGAATACATCGTGTACTAACTGAATAGATGGATATAACGAAGAAAAATCTAGTTTAAGTACATTCTTACTATACCCAACCTTAAGTAGTCGTGAGAGACCTCCTACGAAGTCTGTTTTACCTTGTTTGGCGGGGATTGCAAGTCCATGTTTATAAGACCAAGCTAACATTAACATTTTCCATAGAGTTGCGGTACCCATTGTAGATACTCTCTCGTATGTTGTTGGAATCATCGCTGCAAGTAGGAACGACCCCTGATTAAACTCTTGGTCAACCTTTAAGGTTTCATCTAAGTCATCATCAAGATACATCTCTACAATCTTATCACCTGTAATCTTTTTGTATACGTTAGGAAACTTTGTGTCTAAATCATTATATGCAGGATTGTTGGACTTTTTGTAATTACCATTCTGTGTGTTTAACCAATATTCCTCTTTGTTAAGGAACATCTTACCGATATTATCGTGGTCAATATACACACGACTCGGTGACTCAGCATTGATATATTTGGTAATGTATTTTAATCCAGCGGCTTTAATACTAGAATTGATTGCCTGAGCTCTACGAACTGCGTGGATAATATCAATGACATTATAACCCCAAATTGAAGTTTGAGTAAATATTTCCACATCATTTGCAAGTTTTAACATTCCGTCTTTTCTTGTGAATGAATGTTTGGGGTGCAATGATTTACAAATCTTTTTTGGGTCAAGACCCAAGATTTTACAACGTTCAAAAATCCAATGCCAGTCAAAGTTTGCAGAATTATATCCACCAATAATACTTGGTTTTAACTCGTCGATAATATTAAAGAATTCGATGATTGCTCCTCGCTCTTCAGATTCATCAATACATTCAATAACTTTGTGGTATCCTTTATTTGTTTTAATTCCAATCATAAAAATACGACCGTGTTGTGGTTCAAGAGAGGTTGTCTCTAAGTCATATACAAGTCGGGTGACTTCATTATAATTTTCAAAACCTTTAAATAATCGTTTTTCTTTTGAAATAAGATATTGTTCTACAGGTGGTAAAACAATAATTTTATCCTTTGTCTTTTCTCCCCACGGGTCACACCCACCTTCTCTAAAGAATTGGATTAGTTCACGATAACCTTTAAGAGATTTAACCATAAAAGTCATACCTTTTTCTAATCGTTCATCACCATGAGTTTCTAATTTATCAATCATAATACCATGTTTGGTCATGGCAACTTTTTGGGCGGATTTAGAACCACCGTAAAAGTTAATATTTCGTAAATCACCAACCCAAGCAAATGGGGTAAATGTGTCTTTACGTATTTCTTTTCCTTTGCCAGGAATTTCTTTTATTTTGTAAATGGAGTTGGATGCGTAGTCAAATTCAATTGCCACAATAAATTCTTCAGGGTCGTTGCCGTGCAAGAAAGATTCAATTTCTTCGTTAGATATCATAATACTTATTTCTTTGGTTCATTAGCTTTCACACCGTCGTGAAATTTACCTTCGTAAATAAATATAAATAAAAAATTGGATTAATCAAATTAACAACAAGCAGTTTCCGAAATAAAACTTGGTTGAATATTAATATATAATTCCTCTCTGATTGGAAGAATTAAATTTCCCTCGTCATTCTTAATTAAGAACTGACCAACATACCTACCTGGTGTGTTTGTGTCTCTTGAAGTGAATTTGTAATAGATATAATATTCAGGTGTCGCACCTAAAGGTAAGATAAGTGAAACAATTTCACAAGGGGCAGACACAATTTTAGGGATTTCGGTCTCAACATCAATCATTGTAAAAAAAATAGTAGAAACTTCCAAGTCCTGCATCAGTTCCAAGTAACCCGCTCTACCATCTTTTACTACTTGCATTTTTAATACAGGTAACGTCGAGTTTTGTTTAATAAAGAATTCCATAACAATAAATATATTGTTATGACTCTTTTCTTAAACTTCTTTCATAATGTTCAAATCTATCATGTTCTGTTGGTGTCATAAGTAATAATCCAGGATACAACTCACCTTTCTTAACCAACTGATACATATGGCTCATCCAAGTTTGTTCAAATGGATGTCCCCATGTTACATCTAAGAACATTTTTTGATTTCCTGTTCTTGTAACAATTTGAGGCCAATTACAATAATAAACATCACCTGTTACATAAGGAACTCCTTGAAATGAATTAACTGAATCATATACCGTTCTTGGAGCATTTGGGTCTAATCCTTGAACAGGTAATCTGTCTTTACCTGGCCAATACTTTTGTCTAACATCTTGAGGTACGTTATACCATGACCATTGAGTGCCATTGTCTCCAAAGAATTCACTATAATTGAGTTTTAAAAAGTCAAAGTTTTCTTTTTTAACAATTTGTAATGTTTTTGAATATAAATTTGGAACATATCGGTTAAAACCATTTCTACATACATCTCCCTCTTTTGGATAAAAGAACATATCATCTTCAAAAAACAAATAAAAATCTAAATCTGTTTCATTTTGAAAATGTTCGGCAATCCATTGACGACCACCACAAATCCCTAAATTATCTTTCTTAATGTGTTCAAACCCATTTTCTTCACACAATTTAGCATAGTCATCAAATGTTGAAGTATCACTTGAATTATCTAACAAAAACTTTTTAGTTTTTAATAAATAATCTTTATCGTAAGCATTCATGGATTCAATTAAAGTTGAAAATTGTTTTGGGCTATTAAATGTAATCACATATAAACCAACTTTATTAACATCTAATGTGTTTGTTTCTTTATGAATATTTTCAGATTTAGGTTTCAATTCATTATTCTTTAAATCTTCAAAAAACTTACCAACCAAACCATTAGATTCAATTTCAAAATAATTAACCATATCTGAGTGTTTATAACACATAATACTGAAGATTGATTCTTCGGTACCCATATAACCTTCATCTAAAGTTGTTTGTAACAAATTATAATATATTCCATTAATATCACTAATGGTATGCTTTGGGCCACCAAAAAATCCACCTCTCGCGACTTTATTAACTTTTGAACCCGCAATAGAATTTAACTTATTATATTCAAAACCATGAATTTCAGTTTCAGCGTCATATTGAAAACAAATAAATGAAAATTTTGAAATGTATTTTGACAAGTTATTTAAAACTTTATCATGAGTAAAATAACCTTGATGAACGGTATTTGTTAAACCACCATCAATCCAAAACATATATTCAGAGTCAAATCTGTCCATAATCTTAGCATCGTGTAATAAGAATACCTTGGACATAACTAATGGATTATAATTTTCTAATCTACATTGTGTTGATTCTTTTAACCAACCAGATAAATTTTGCCAATTTTCATCAGTTCTAATTTTCTGAACTTTGTTAAAAAATTCAGATTCTCTAAACCAAGACATTGGTCTAAGAATAAATTGTGTATTGTCATGACTTCTTCTTTCGAAAACAAATTTTTGAAGTTCTTCGTCCCCAAAAATAATCATGTTCTCATCACACTTTAAAAGTTGTTCAAACTTATCTAAATAATGTTGGTAGGGTCTTGACCAACCTTCGGTTAATTCTTCTCGACCGATATCCCATATTCCTGTTACTAACGTTATATTACTCATATATTCTATTGAATTCTTCTAAAATTTTATAAAAACTTTTGTTTAATGTAAACATTTCATCTGTTACCCCTGTAGGTGCATTATCCCTACACCACCAAATATCAAAATGTTTTCTTTCAAATAATTCTTTATGGTTTACATACATTAATGACATTACCTCTTCTTCATGTGGTAATCCTTTATCTTCCTCAATAATATTTTTAGTGTATCCTTCAAATATATTAACTATCTCATCCCACTTATCTCTATGACCACCAAACATTCCACCAATAATATGAATACTTCTATCGTATTCAGTATACCATTTTCTTTTTACAGTTCCAGACCAATAATTTCGGTCATTTTCTTTACCCAAAAGTAAAAATTTATCACCAGTATCCTCAATAACATTTTTAATAAAATCATTATTAAACAGGTTACTTTCATAATATCTACCTTGCGGGTGAGTACTTGTTAGATATTTCAAAGGTATTAAACCACAATGAGAAAGACCAGCGTCAATCCAATAATAATAATCGTAAGATTTATCTTCATTTGACCACCAATGAAATTTTGAATATTGTATTTCAATACATCTATCCGATTTCTTAGTTCCTTCAATATTTTTATATTGGTTAATTAAATCTTTGAATTTTGTGTTTGCAATGTCAAAAACTTGAAATTGTAATTTTTCGGGAGACACTCCGTTTTCGTCGTAAAAAAATGATTCTAAGGATTTAATTTCTCTGTCTGAAGTGTAACATAAAAAATCGGCGTCTGTTATTTTTAATAACGACAATAGACTAAATCTGTAATGACCTCCTCTACCAACTCGACCACCAAACTCTGTACCATGTAAATCACTATAAATTGATGTGATAATTTTAACCGACATAATAAACTTCTTTATATTCTTTGTTATTTTTTATTTCTTGATTTTTATATTGGTCCATAAATTCATTTGGAATTTTTATAGGACTAAATAAATTCCAATTATATGTTTGTAAATAAAAGTTATTATAAACACCGTCAGAAATATTGGATAAATCATTACCTTGTGGTGCAACAGGTAAAATTGGACAATAACTTTGATGTTTTGTTATTATATACTTAAAGATATAATCATCAATTGCATAGAAATATTCACCACTTTGAAATGCCGTATCTTTAATGTTAAACAATTCATCATAAATTGATTCGTCAAATATAATCATATTACAAGCGTAAATGTCTCGTAAATGTTCTTCTTTCTCAGGTAAATTAGTCATATCTAATAACATTTCATTATCCTGACTTCTATTAATAAATCTATTTAAAGTTGGTGATAAATTAAAAACCCCAAACGTTAATCCATCACATTTATTTTCTAATTTTTCTAAGAAATTTTTAGCGTATGGCATGAAGGAACAATCATCTTCAATTACCATTACACGAGGATATTTTTGTTCTTTTGCAATTTTAATGATTTCCAAAATAGAACGAGTAATACCCATATAAGAATTAGTATCTATCGCTTTGAATATTTCATAATCCCAACCAATATATTCCATCTCTTTTTTGATATGTTCCAATCGGTCAGGTCGTCTTTCTAAATTAACAACAAATTTAGGTATTTCATTAAATTTCATTAACTAACTTGGTTATTGGTTAATCTACCTGTGATTCTATCACACCATCCTTTTGATTCTGAGTGAGGCCAAACAACCCAATGAGAAGGCATTTCATCAGTTTGGAACTCTCTCCATACTTTACAGTATTTGTCAGGGTCTATCATAAAACCTGCAATTTCGTTTTTGTCGGCATCTTTTCTAAATAAAGTCTCATCTTTATCATTATGGAATGCAACAACCCAAAAATCATAATCAGTTTCAGTAACTTGTGAATATCCGATATCAATACAATGTTTGAACATCATACAGAAACTATCTTTCCATTCTTGTTCTGTTTCAAAATTATATGGATTTGGTGGATAATTTTTATCTAAGGTATGTTTGTCAATCGCTCTCTTTGAAAACAAAATACCAGCATATTTTTCATATTCCGTTAAAGTCCTAACAGGACCAAAACCATAAGGACCATCATGACCTTCTTGTTTTTCACCGTCCATACCAAATAACTTTCTATTTGTTAAGTGAGAGTGACTATTCTTTTGTCCCCAAGTTTTGTCATCATCCCATTGTTTTGTTCTACCCTTACGAGTATATTCGTGATAAACAACAGGAATATGAGTGTGAAATAAATCATAACCCCAAGTGTAAGCTCTTGCGGCAATTGAAATTTCTTCACCGTGAAAATAATATTCAGGGTTATGTTGGACTTCCGTTGAGAATTGTCCTAATGTAAAACAAAAGTGAGCCGAATAGAATCTTGAGGTCACAGGTTTCTTCATTTCTTTCCATCCTGGAATTGTTTCAGGTAAGAAAAACACTGCTCCTTCAGGAATAAATCGGTCAAAAACCATTCTCCAAGCTTCTTGAGCTCTTCCTGCTGGTTCATTTTCGGGGTCAAAAGAAGGAACATAACCCGTAAGTAGAGGTTTTTTGTATCCGTCCTTCTGTAACCCCTTTATCATTTTGATAAGGATATCATCCCAATCCTTTACAAATCTCATGTGAGAGTCAATTTGTAGGGTGTAAGTTTCACC